AAACGAAGCTTTTTTAGAGAGATTTCCTGTTACTTTTGAACAGAAGTATCCTACTCAAAAGATTGAAAAAAAGATATTAGTTAATACTTTGAAAGCTGCTGGTAAAAAAGATGATGGTTTCATAGACAAGTTAGTAACTTGGGCTGATGTTATCAGAAGAACCTTTTTTGATGGTGGTGTTGATGAGATTATCTCAACCAGAAGATTGGTACATATCGTTCAAGCGTATGCAATCTTTGGTGATAAAGTTAAAGCTATTCAGTTATGTACTAATAGATTTGATGAAGATACAAAAAATTCATTTGTTGAATTATATACTAAAGTTGATACTGGTGCAAGTGTTGATCAGATACTTGAAGACCAGAAAAAGACTGAGTTAGAATCAACATTGAATGACAATAACAGTGAGTCAGATGATGAGGAAAAAGAAGACCAAATTATCTAAACCTGTTCATAGTGTAGTCCTTGGGGGTGGGGTTGTGCCCACCTCCGCTAAACAGGACTTACAAAAAATAGAGATAACTGATTTGATAAACGCATATAAAAGAGTTTTAATAAGTGCCTTGATGAGAGGCAACAATACATTAAATTGAAAAGGAGGTAAAATAGTTTGGTAACAATAGTAGTAAGAAACGGCAATTTAGAACAAGCAATGAGAGTTCTAAAAAAGAAAGTACAAAAAGAAGGTATTATAAAGTTGTACAAAGAAAAACAAGTTTATGAAAAACCCTCTGCGAAAAAAAGACGTAAGAAAAAAGAAGGTATTGCTAACTTTAAAAAACAACAAAAAAAGTTAAAAGCAATTAGAGGGTATTAAAGAATTTTTACGCCGTTTGACTTATATATATTATTAGTTAAGGCGGTTCGTAAGTCCTTAGCTGCGTAAAAAAAGGGGCCGATAGCCTAGTTTATAAAACTAAAGTCGGTGTCGCAAATCGGTGACGTTTGGTGATTTCACTCCGTGAAAAAAGAAATCACCAACGGGTTGTTACGTAATAAACACGTGTGGGGTCAAGGTTAACCCCACGTTTAATATTAGAGGTAGACAGTAAGAGTGAGTAATGTAATCTATGTTAAAAAATAATATAGTAAATCTCATCACCTCTAAAATAAGTGCGACAGAATTGACCAGTTGTAATTCTTTGAATCGTACTTATATAAATAAATGTGACAATGCCAATAATGGGTTGTCATATAATATTAGAAACTTTGCTTAAACAAGGAGGTTTATATGACTAATAAAGCACTTTCTATTTTTAATCAATTAAGACCACTATCAGTAGGGTTTGATGATGTATTTGACCACTTTGAGTCAATGTTTGATTCTGACTTTAGATTGCCTACTGTAAACTACCCACCATACAATATTGTAAAAACTGGTACTAACAAGTACGACATTGAAGTCGCTCTTGCTGGTTTTAGTAAAAAAGATATTGATGTATCGGTAGAAAATGGTGTATTAACTATTGAGTCTAAAACATCTGATAAAGACGAATCAAAAGACGAAGATGATAATACAATCTATAAAGGTATATCAAAAAGATATTTTAAAAGATCATTTACAATCGCTGATGATGTTGAAATCAATGGCGCAGAGTTAAAAGACGGTCTATTAAAAGTATCAATGGAAAAGATAGTACCAGAGTCTAAAAAACTCAAAACAATTGAGATTAAATAATAATCTTAAATAAAAAATAGAGAGGCCGAATGAGCGTTGACTTTTTCGGCCTCTTATGATATATTAGAGTATATTAAATTATGAAGGAGTGAAATATGAATCTAACAAGTGATACTATATCAGTGTTAAAAAATTTCTCGGATATTAATCAAAACATTTTGGTTAAACCTGGAAACAAAGTCCAAACTATTTCTACAATGAAGAATATTTTGGCAGAAGCAGAAGTACCAGAAAAGTTTGAAAGCGAATTTGCGATCTATGACTTACCTGAATTTTTAAGATCAGTTGAGTTGTTTGATAAACCTGACCTTAAGTTCAATGGTGGCGCATATGTAAGTATCGCTGAATCAAATACAAATCAATCAATTAAATATTTCTTTGCTGACAAATCAGTAATTGTTGCACCTAATAAGTCAATCAATATGCCTGACAAGTTTGTAACGTTTACTTTAAAGAAAGATCAATTTACTAAATTGTTAAAAGGTGTAACAACACTTAATCTACCAGATGTTGCTGTAAAAGGTGACGGTAAGAAAATCAAATTAGTATGTACTGACAAAAAGAATAAATCGTCTAACGAGTATTCTGTTGATGTTGGTGAATCTGATAAGAAGTTTACTGCGTATTTTAAAACAGAAAACTTTAAACAGATTGTTGATGACTATGATGTTGCGATTTCAAAAGCAAAGATTTCTCATTTTGTAAATAGAAATAAATCTGTACAGTATTGGATAGCATTAGAACCTGATTCGGAGTTTTAATATGTCCGAGGTATATAAACTAGAAGACGGTACTGAATACAAAGCAGACGACTTCTTAAAAGTTGAAACCAGAGAGTATCATCAAACTACACATTATCTGAATAGGCAAATAGCTGTTTCTGACATTATAGAGGAGTTTGGTGATCTACCTACCTTTGAAAAAGGTTTATACTTTGATTGGAGTAACTATCAAAATGCTAGTGATGAAGATAAAGAACTAGCAGACAAAGTCCAAACATTTGTTGATGAACACGATTATGACCGTGAAGAAGATTGTTGGACAATGAATAAAGGTGGTTATGATGTTGATAGTGAAATTGTACAAGAATTTACTATTGAAAGTAAATAATGAATAGATTGGAATTTATATTATGTCAGAATATTTGTGGGTTGAAAAATACCGACCAAAGAAAATTAGTGAGTGTATTCTTACAGAAGATTTAAGAAATACATTTACTCAATTTATCAAACAAGGCGAGATACCTAATCTATTACTATCAGGTAGTGCTGGCACTGGTAAGACAACTGTCGCCAAAGCAGTATGTGAAGAATTAGGTTGTGATTATATTGTTATCAATGGGTCAGATGAAGGTCGACAGATTGATACAGTAAGAAGTAAAATCAAAAACTTTGCGAGTACAGTATCTCTTACTGAAGACGCAAATCATAAAGTTGTTATCATAGACGAAGCAGATTATATGAACGCAGAGTCAGTTCAACCTGCGTTAAGAAACTTTATTGAATCTTTCTATAAAAATTGTAGATTTATATTTACTTGTAATTTCAAAAACAAAATCATAGAACCCTTACATAGTCGTTGTACAGTTATTGACTTTAAGATCACTAATGGTCAAAGAGTAAAGACTGCTACAAAGTTTATGGATAGACTTTGTGATATTCTTAAAGAAGAAAATATAGAATATGATAAAAAGGTACTAGCAGAGTTAATTCAAAAACACTATCCAGATTTTAGAAGAACCATTAATGAATTACAAAGATATTCAGTAAGAGGTAAAATTGATAGTGGTATTCTCTTTAATCTATCAGAAGTTAATATTAAAGAATTAATTGTTACTTTAAAAGAAAAACGTTTTAATGATATGAGAAAATGGGTTGTACAAAACCTAGATAAAGAACCATCTCACTTGTTTAGAACGTTGTACGAGATTTTATATACAAGTTTAGATTCTAAATCTATACCTCAGGCGATACTTATAATCGCAGGGTATCAATATAAATCTGCGTTTGTTGCTGATCAGGAAATAAATATGATCGCTTGTCTAACGGAAATAATGGCAGGTTGTAAATTTAAATGAAAATGAAATGGCAAAGAGAACGTTTTTTAAAACATTAATAGTTAAACTAAGAATGTGGTATGCAGATATACGAGGTCATCACGGTAAACGTTGGGATTACGAACCAAGTGACTGGTATATGGGTAGACACAATAAAAGAAAATAAAGCCCCTTTAGCTCATCTGGTAGAGCAACTGATTTGTAATCAGTAGGTGGCCTGTTCAAGTCGGGCAAGGGGCACCAGATATTATGTACGAATTGAAAGATTACTTAAACGCAATTAACTTCACAAAAGAAAATCTATTAGATACAGAAGATTTTACTTGGGAAAAGAAGTACCCACCATTCATTATAAACAAGTGTTTATCTATGCATTATGACTGTATAGCGCAGGCAAATGAGATGAATGGATATCACTTTTTAGATAAGAAAGTCCAGTTCCATTTTTTGATAAATAGTATAAGAAAAAAGAAG